CAGTGCGGACCTCATAGTCAGCGAGTTCCTGGCGTAAGGAAACGGCGATGAAACCAGTTTTCCTGAGCCGGCGTGCCGCGGGTCTCCCTCCTGCCCGCAGCGCCGGAGTGAACGGACACTCTCCGCGGGCGCAAATCAGTTGTCCAGCGCCCGCGGAGAGACCTCTCGATCGAATAGTCACTTGCGACGCGATGAGGTTACGAAAGTGAGCTACGCGACCGTCCTCGACATGATCAATCGCTATCCAAATCGTGACCTGGTTCAACTGACTAATGAAGATCCTACAGCGACTACGATAAACGCCACTCCGATTACGCAGGCGCTGGCGGACGCGTCCGCAGAAATCGACGGATACATCGAGGGACGCTTCACACTGCCGCTGACAGATCCGCCGGCCGTCCTCAGCCGTCTGACTACGGACATCGCGATGTATCGCATGCAGTCGCTACGGCCTCTGCATGACCTCGAAGATGCGCGCAAACGATATGAAGACGCGGTTGCAATGCTGGCGAAAGTCGCGGCCGGCGAGCTCACGCTCGGCCTGTCCGCCGATGGTCAGGAGCCACCGGTGGCGGAAACGGTGGAGAAAGTGCAAGGGCCGGATCGGGTCTTCAGTCGCAAAAAAATGAAGGGCTACTGAGATGGGCGTGATGCTCGACGCACCGTGGAACGGCGTAACATTTGCGCCGCCAACCGCGATCGACATCGCGACGATCGAAGACGCAATAGTCACTCAACTGCGTTCACAGATCGGCTCGATCGAAATCGCTCACTATCCGGACAGACCCGAGACCTGGCGCCTGACCCATCGGGTGGGCGCGGCGTTGGTGATGTACAAGGGCGCGCAATACGGCGAGCTGCTCGATACCGCCGCGATAATCCAGGAACGCAAACTCGAGTTCGAGATTTCGGTGATGATGCGCGACCTCGGATGGGCGGTAGGCGGAGACGCCTCGGGACCGAGTCCGGGCGCATACGCGATTATCGAGGGCATCCGCACGGCGCTGACCGGATATGAAGTTCCCGGTTGCCGCAAGATGTACCCGCTGCGCGAAAAATTCGTAAAGCGCGACAAGCAGGGCGGGGTGTGGACGTACTCGTCGACGTTTGCGCTGAGCACAGTGGCAGTCGAAGGCTCGCAACCGGATAACTTCCCGCTGTTTATCAAGGGCATCGCGCTGGAGGAAGGCGGGCAGACTTCGGTCACCCTCGGCGCAATTGCGTACACGTTCAATTCGAATCTGCAGGTTCAGCTTCCTCAAGGCAACGTATTCGCCGTGAGCATCACGGGTCCCGGCGGCGCAGCGCTGATTCAGGGCACGGACTTTTCGGTCGACCGGGCGAACGGAATAGTCACAGCAATTCCTGGCGGTGCGATTGTCGCGGGCGAGACGGTGCAGATTGCATACACATACGCGGAAGAGGCTATAGCGATTGCGGGGCATAGTGAGCCGACTGACTAGGCCGGACAAATAGTAAATCGACTTGACTGAGTATAGGTGATACATGCCAGCCAGTTTCCTGCACGGAGTTGAAGTAATCGAAGTACCTAATGGGCCGGTTCCGGTCACTGTCGTCAAGTCGGCAGTGATTGGATTGGTGGGAACCGCGCCGGCGTGGGCGGTAGCATCGCCGGTGGTGGCCGCGGCTCTAAATACGCCGACGCTGGTCTCGTCAGCGCTGGATGCGGCAGCCTTCGGGCCTGTCGTTCGCGGATACTCGATTCCATATGCACTCGCGGCGATCCAGGCGCAAGGAGCAGGACAGGCGATTGTCGTCAACGTGTTCGATCCAACCAGACACTTCACGGCGATAGCTGCGACCGCATTCACGTTCAACGCGCAGGGAGCTATCAACCTCGGGCACATGGGGGTGTCGAGTGTAGTAGTCACTAGTAATCCCGCGGGTACTACGTATGTGGCGGGCACTGACTATACGCTCGACGCGGTGAACGGGGCGGTTACGCTAGTGCCTACAGGATCGGGAGGGCACATAACAGCCGGAGCCAGCGTTCTGATTGCTTTCCACTACGCGGATCCGTCGAAGGTTGCGGACGCCGATGTGATCGGAGCAATCACCGGCGGCGTGTACACCGGGATGCAGGCGTTTCAGACGACCTATGGGACGCTGGGATTCTTTCCGAAAATATTGATCGCGCCGAACTACTCGCAAGACGTTGCGGTTGCGACAGCACTTACTGCGATGGCGACGAAGGTTCGCGCGATCGCTCTGATAGATTCGCCGCCGGCGACATCGGCGGCCGCGGCGATAACCAATCGCGGAGTGGTGGGCAACGGCTTCGCATCGTCGAGCAGCCGAGCCGTTCTCTGCTATCCGCAAGAGACTTTTATTGACACGGGAATTGTGCCGACGGGAGTGACGCTGAACGCGTCAGGAATACCGCTGACGTCACAATTCAACGCGAACGCGGTCGCGCCGTACTCGCAGTGGGTGGCGGGAGCGATGGCGGCGAAAGACCTTGCCCAAGGCTACTGGTGGTCGCCTTCGAATACCGAGGTCGATGGAATGCTCGGGCCTGACGTTCAGCTGTATGCGTCGATTCTCGACGCGTCATCGGATGTGAACGGCTTGAACGCCGCGGGAATAGTGACCGTGTTCAATGCGTTCGGTACCGGGCTTCGGGTGTGGGGAAACCGGAGCGCGGCGTTCCCGACATCAACCATGCCGGACAACTTTATCTCGGTTCGACGCACCATGGACGTGATCGAAGAGTCGGTGGAGCTGGCGATGCTGCAGTTCATCGACCAACCGATCTCGAACGCGCTGATCGACGCGATCCTGGCCAGCGCGAACGCGTTCATCAGATCGCTAATCCAGCGCGGAGCATTGGTGGCGGGCGCGGCCAGCTTCAACCCGGCGGAAAATCTATTGGCGCAGATCGCCGGTGGCCAGCTGGTTTTCGATATCGACGTGATGCCTCCGCCACCTGCGGAAAGAATCACTTTTGAGGCATTCATCGACGTGACGTTGCTGCAGCAACTAGGACAGACGAGTCCGATAACTGTTGCAGCGGGAGCGACGGCGTAACTTCTCCGGATGCCAGAGGAACAGAATGAATATCCAGATCAACTCACTGACTAATGCAAATATATACATCGACGGGGTCGGCCTGCTCGGACGGGCTGAAGAAATCGAAATCGCCAATCCCAAGCACAAGATGATTGACTACAAGGGGTTGGGGATGGCTGGCACCGCGGAGCTGTGGGCGGGAGTGGAGAAGCTCGAGTCGAAGATCAAGTGGGCGTCGTTCGATGCGGAGACGCTCACGATGTCGACCAGCCCCTTCCAGACGCATTCCTTCCAGGCGCGCGGAAACCTGGAGCAATACACCAGCCAGGGACGAAGCGCGCAGCTTCCGGTCGTGTACTTGATGACGGGGATTTTCAAGGACGCTGGAAGCCCGACTTTCCGACAGCATCAGATGGTCGAGACGACGTCAGTAGTAAGTATATATCACTGCGAGCTATTCGTGGCGGGAGTGCAAATATACTTGTACGACGTATTCGCGAATATCTATGTAGTTGGGGGCGTCGACCAACTGAGTACCTTCAGATCAAATCTTGGCGGGTGAGTGATCCTGTTTACGAAGCCAACAGACGGGAGCGCTGACTAATGAAATTCGAGGACACTACGGTGAATGGAGTGCGAATAAATGGCGCGGAAGCCGGCGACGAGCAAGGCACTCGAGCGATCGATCTGCCGTCGGGGGCGCGCGCCGAGGTGCGGAAGGGCTATGGGCGCGACCTGATGCGGGCGCAAAGGGCAGCGGCCGGAGGAGACGCGAGCGCAGTGATATTTGCGTTGATCGCGGAGGTGGCGCGAGTCGACGGGCGCAAGATCGTGTACGAGGACGTGCTCGAGATGGATCTCGCGGACGTGATGGCGTTGCAGGCCGAGGTGATTGACGAAAATTTCGACCGCCCTCCGCGGCGAGCTTCGCAGGCCTCGTCCAATCCGGATTCTCAGTCCAGGAACTGAGCGGGATGGACTTCGCGGAGTTGTCGTACTGGCTCGACGCGATGACTGAGTATGAACGGAGTCGCATCGAACGCGGCGGAGGGAGCGAGTCG